TTTCATATCCGAACCAACATAAGCAAGTCCTGCTCCAATAAATTTATCTTCCCATTCTTTTTCGTTCAAAGAAAGAACTGGAATACAATTTATAAACATTACCTTAGCTTCAATAGCTGCATTAGCATAAAATTGAGTTGCTTCTTCTGAACCAACTGGTAGATAATTTAGAAGAATTTCTGCACCGGTATCTCGTAAAACTTCAGCAACATTTACTGGTGGTTCATTCGCTACATCAAAATAATTTGGATCGTCCCCTCTTTGTGAGGACATAAATTCTGAAACGCCATCTAGAACATGACCCATCATAACTTTACAATCAAAATCGCCACTTTCATCTACTAAAATAGATGGCGAAAAAATTCTGCAACAATTTGGTTTCGCGAAAATAGCATCCGAAAGACTCAATCCTATTTTTCTTTTATCCACATCGAATGCAGCAACAAATTCAATATCTTCAGGAAAATATCCACCAATATTCGCATAACCAATGCCCTGAATATTTTCTTCTCTATTTCCTCTATAATAATGCACTCCTTGAATTAAGGCAGATGCACAATTACCAACACCCACAACAGCAACTTTGATTTTTTTTGACATTTACATTTTCTCCTATATGTCAGTTTTTTATTACGCGGTCTATTCTTGATCGGAGGGTAGGACCGCAAAAATTATTATAATACTTTTCTGGTAAAAACTAAAGTACCCATTTTGGGGTAGTCTTAATGTCAACATCAAAAGTAGATCTATTATTTTTTAGATATTCCACTTCCAATCCATCATCAGTCCATATTTCTTTTACCTTATAATTATTAATATCTTCACCCAATATATCGTAAACATTAGGCATATCATCAAACATTTCATTCATATTTAACATCAAATTATGTTCGCCAAATATTTCATTAAAGCGTTTAACATATGTTACTCCTTTTATATATCCCGGCTGCGTTCTCAACGCTTTTCTAAATTTAGACCAATTAATTTCTGGCCAATGTTCTCTGTAATAAAGGTATCTACTTGTAGCATCTCCAGAAGCGTGTCCAGGATATTCTTTAGATTCATTCTCGTTAAACAACCTTTTATACTGACACCAAATAGATTCTTTTCTGAACGAGTCTATTTTAAATCCAGAATAAGATTCTGCTTCTGAAGTATGTTCAAGTAATGCTTCCCTTGCCCACATTATATCATCATTATTACAACTATAATTTCCATATTTACCAACCATTTTATGAGAATTGTTTGTATAAGCACATAGCCCATTCCATATAGACTGTAAGGACGAATCATTATTTGGTGAAAACCCTTCAATCATTATTTCTTCAGGATCTATTGGTAATTTTAATAAATCATAAAGAGCTTGCATAGTTATCCAACCAGTCATTCTGCCGTATTTGTAAAGGGACAAAACTTCTTTATAAAGTAAATAAAAATTTTCTTTTTGAGTAGAACCAACTAGTATCTCGCTAAATTTTTCTTGGAATGTTTTTCCGCCCAACCAGTCTTTTACGCTTTGGGTTTGTTTAACGAAATGTCCTTTATTATATCTAGCATCAGTTCCGTATGTAGTCTTTTTCCAATTTTCTGTATGCCACTTTTCTAATTCAGTCATATCAGTTTCTGTCAAATATGGGAAAATTTCCGAATAAGAAAAAGCTTGCGGAGTTCTATAAGTCATACCAAATAGAAACGAAAACCAAGCTTTTCTTTCGTAATCGTAATCTTCACAAAGTATTGACATATAATGAGTATGATCCAAATCGTGACAAGTAACTCTCCATTTAAAATAACGATTAAAGAGTTCTTTTCTATTTTCTGGACTTTTCCAATCCACAAAATTTTTTGTATCGCAATCCAATATAAAAAGATTCAAAAAAATTCCTCCAATGTAACAGTATTTTTTCTTAACGAATTAGATACATTTATATAGGAAAGAATTTTATCGAGACAATTTTCTTCGTTATATCTCTCTTTAGTCTTTTCTTGTATTATTTTTTTACTCTTTAAGTCAATATTATCAACTACAAATTTATCTTTACAACTATTAACAATTACAGATTCTTTCATACCATTTGCTTCAATTGAAGCTGGAGAAAAATGTTTCGATCCAAAAGAAACTACAGGAACTCCGCACATTGCAGCTTCGGCAGATACTATATGAAACGATTCATCAAATACGCTATTAATTACAAATTTTGATTTTGATATTTCGTAAAGTATCTTTTCGCGAGGAGCGTTTATAATAGGTTTTCTGTTGAAAGTTTTTTCATATAATTCGGCTATTTTAATTTGATATTCAGTTTCTATTTCTGGGCAAAACAACTTTAAATCATAATTATTATTTTTTGCCAAATCAAACGCTCTCGTAACAAGTTTATCTTCAGACACCCTAGCAACCAAAATTGCTTCACCATCATTATTTTCCTGTAGTGGAAAATCTTCATATGATATAAAAGGGTATATAAAAAACGAAAGAATATTATCAATATTTTCTTGGTAATCTTTGACGTTTGAGAAATACTTTGGATACTTTTCAATACTATTTTTAGTATAGTGTTTCCATTGTTCGCTGCAAGAAATAGAGGGTAATATCGTTATTCCCCCTTTTTTATAATTTTTATATACAGTTTCTAATTTTGAAAAAGAAGATATTCCGCCTAAATTTTTTGGGGTTACGTGATGAAAAATCAAAACTGCCTTTGCAGAAGAATTCGTTAGTTTTGAATGTGTTGAATTGGTAAAATCATTTATTAAAACCGCATCATACTTGTTATTTTCTATAAGAGTAAGTAACTCGCTATTCCTAATATTTGACCCTTTTTGATCGCCTCCCCTATAAGAATTGATAGAAGAATTAACTGTACTACAACCTTTGTACGGGTATGAATCTTTTGGAGTGTATACAGTTAATTCACTATTTTTTGATAGTAGATTTATTCTTTGGGTTTCACACATTTGAGTACCGCCAAAAATTCTACCATCTTCTCTATTAGGCGTTTCGTGTTGTGTTACAAACAATATTTTCATAATTTAAAATCCAATATTTTATAAATAAATGTAGGTCGCGGAACTGTCATTCCCACCTACTCTAATACACAAACTTTAAGACGAGGTATCAGCTATGGATATTTATTGCGTATATTTGACCACCTATAGCGGTAATAGATTACCGCCATTTTACATTGGTTCAAGTTCCGAACATAAAATTTTAAACGGATATAGAGGATCTGTAAAATCTAAACAATATTCAAAAATTTGGAAAGAAGAACTAAAGAATAATCCGAATTTATTTAAAACAAAAATAATTTCAAAACACGCGGACAGAAAAAAAGCAACCGAAAAAGAAAATTTTTTACAAAAATCTTTGAATGTTGTAAAATCTTCTTTATATATTAATATGTCAATTGCGGCAAAAGAAGGTTTTTTTGGAATGGATGTTTCCGGAACAAATAATCCAAATTACGGCAAAAAGCCGGCAGATTTCGATTTCTCGAACTATAGAAACCCAAAATCAACGGAACATAAAAATAAACTTAAAAAACCAAAAACTGAATTGCATAAAAAAAATTTATCAATCTCTAAAAAAGGTTATAAAGAACCTGAACAACTAACTTTGAAAAGAAGTTTAGCGATTTCTAAAACTTACATAGCCCTATCTCCGGAAAAAGAAATTTACGTTTTTAGAAATATAAACGATTTTTGTAAAGAAAATAATCTTATTCCTCAAAACGCCGGAATGGTCGCTAGAGGAATAAGAAACTCGCACAAAAAATGGAAATTTTACTTTTTCGATTTAAAAATTTTGGAAAACTTAATCGAAAAAAGATTCGACTGTTAAAATAGAATTCTCCCTAAAAAGCGAAGGGTGGAATAGTTTTAAGTATTTATCGCCGTTTGGTTGTTTCAATAAATATTCTTTCCACTCTTCGCTATTTTCCCAGCCAGGACTAATACCGTTCCATAAAGGTCTCCAGAGAGGATGTTCTTTATCGGTTCTTCTATTCTCAATAAAATTGAAACGATAATCTTCATATTGTTTTGGTCCTAATTCCAATACATCTTCTCTAAAATAACAGACTAACGAATACCTTTCAGACCCTTCCTCATCCAATACAATTGGCGTATTACCGTGAATACCGAAATGATTATTAATCAATAATAAATCTGATGGACGAATATTTATAGCAACTCTAAATTCTGGCAACACCAACATTCCTCCAGAATATTTTTTACCATTTGTTAAAATAGTTAGATTACTAAACCCTTCGTGTAAATCCCCAGCATCTCTATGAGCCGCAGTTCTAAACGATTTATTTACAGTTAATGTTGTAAAAGGAGTTTCTGGAACAACGAATTCTTTATCAACTTTATCTGAACAATTTTTTTGATAATTGTATCTTTTTGGTAAGAGTTCTGAGAATGCTTTTGCTAATTTTTGTAGTAATGGAAAAGCAAGTTTATATTTGTCATAATTGTTTTTTGTGTAAGAAGTAAGTCTGCCATAAGGAATTCTTGGATATCTTCCCATAGCTCCTGCCACACCAGAAAACACAGGCATAGCATAATTAGTATTAGAAATCATTTTCTTAACTCTTTCAGCTTCTTTTATTTGATCTTCTTTAGGTAATTTCTTAGTTTCTTCAACCCATTCGTCGAAAATAAAATTTTCAGCATTAGTTTTTGAAGTCAACCAAACAAAACCTCTTGTTGATTCGTCTAGTTTCTCTTGACCGGACTTATATCTATCGTAAATATCTTGAATAATATCAATATCAAACAAATTGATAATAGGATCTGAAAAATAATCCAAAATCTCTAATTGATATTCAAAAACCCAATCTCTACCCTGCAGTTTTTCTCCTCTTGGACCAGCTGCTATACCTCTATTTTGAGATTGTACTGCCGCACCTTTTAGCCCCTCTAAGGCACCAATTTGTTCTTCTTCAGTAAAGAAGTTTTTTCGTAAAACAAATATAACATTAGTTTCATCAATACCCAGTTCACAAGTAGAACAATCAGTATTGGTACAATTACCTTTATCTCCGAGATCACAATTAGGAGGTGCAAAGAAATTACAATCCTCATCAATTATTTCATCAAAATGCGATTCGTCCAAAAATTTACCTAATAGACTTTCACAATCTAATTTTTCTTTAGCAACAATAGTTCTTACTGACATTTTCTCAACCTCAAATTAAGCATATTTAGAATAATTCAATTTAAATAAATATAATACTACCTTTTCACAAAAAGTCAATATATTTTATGGCAGCGATAAACAGAAATCCACAAAACACAAATTATTTACAACCTACAAAATTTACAGTAGTATTTCCGAAAATATCGACTGTAACATATTTTTGTACGAGAGTAAATATACCGGAAATGTCTTCAAATCCTGCAACTCAAAATACTCCTTTCGTAGACTTATATAGACCGGGAGATAAATTACAATACGGAACTTTTGATATTGAATTTATTATTGATGAAGATTTATGGTCTTATCAAGTATTACACGATTGGATAAGAGGATATACATTCCCTTGTAGTTTTGATGAATATAAATCAATGGATAGAAAATCTCTATATTCTTTGCAAGTGCAACGCCCTCAATACTCAGATGCTCATTTAACAGTTTTAACGGGTTTAAATAACCCTAAACTGGATGTTAAATATACTGATGCGTTCCCAGTATCACTATCAGAAATACAATTTGACACATCAATGAGCGCCGATCAAACATTACAAGCAGTCGCCAGATTCCGCTACCAACTATTTAATATAGAACGAAAATAAAAGGCAATATACATTATGATTAAACTTGATGAAATTTTGAATGAATGGACAAAAGATTGCGTTATTGATCAAACACAGCTCGGAAACGAAATCGTTAGAATACCGCAACTACACGCAAAATATCTACAAATATTAACTGATCACAAACTTAGCAGTTTAAGAAATAAGTTTGAATACGATAGATTAAAAAATATAAAAACCGAATACTATTTGGGTCATCTGGATAAAGAAACTTTAGATCAATATGGTTGGGAACAATTTGACCTCAAGATAGGCACAAAAGGTAATGTGGATAGATATATTAATTCCGATAATCAACTAATTAAACTACTACAAAAAAAGTCTTATCACGATCAAGCTATTACAACCTGTGAACAAATACTTAACGAAATTAAAAATCGTAGTTGGCAAGTTAAAACATTGGTTGATCACAATAAATTTATATCAGGGGCATAAATGGATTTAATGATCGAAAAAAAGAGCGACGTTTATATTTCTCTAATAGGAGAAACTTCGCTTTTATACGAATTACAAGACATCTTTACATTTTATGCAGACGGATACAAATATCATCCAAAAGTTAAAGCTAAGATTTGGGACGGAAAAATCAGACTTTTAAAGCTTTTATCAAAAAATCGAGGAGAATTATATTACGGTCTATTAGAAGATGTTATAAAATTCTGTAGAAACCGAAATTATACATTCGAAATAGCAGAAGAACTGAAGATTAAGAATATCCCAACTTCCGCCGAATTAGAAGAATATTCTAAATCAATTAATATTTGTTCAAAAAACGAACCTATACAATTAAGAGATTACCAAACTAAAGGGTTTATTGATTCTATACAAAGAAAAAGGTGTTTGCTTTTATCACCAACCTCATCGGGTAAATCAGCTATTATATACACCATCTCAAAATATCTACTAGAAAAAAATAAAAGAGGTTTAATAATAGTTCCTAATGTAACTCTTATACAACAATTATACAACGATTTTATTGATTATTCATCAGCAAATAATTGGGATACTGAAAAATTAGTACACAAAATATTTGCTGGTCAAGATAAAAATTCGCCAAAAGAACTTCACCTTTCTACTTGGCAGTCTTTAATGAATATTAAAGAACAATCCCATTTCGAGAAATATGATTTTGTTATCATCGACGAAGCGCACGGTATAAAAGGAACGGAATTAACTAAGATTCTTGAAAAATGTATATACGCAGATTATAGAATTGGATTGACCGGTACAACAGACAACGTTAAAGCTAATATTAACACCATTATAGGTTTAACTGGTGCCATAAATAGATTAACAACAACAAAAGCCTTGATGGAAAGAAGCGAAGTTGCTAATCTTAATATTAAGTGTCTGATATTAAAATACGACGAAGAAATTAAAAAAGTATTCGCAAGGAAAAAAATCAAATATCAAGATGAAATGAAATATTTGGTTTCTAATAATAAAAGAAATAATTTTATAAAGAATTTAGCATTTTCTCTTAATTCAAACACAATAATTTTATCGCACTTGGTTGAATCTCACGGAAAAGTTCTATACGAAATGCTTTGTAACTCAATACATAAAAAAGGTAGAAATATATACTTTATACACGGAGGCGTTGATAGTAAAGAGCGTGAACAAATTAGACAAATTATGGAAACTGAATCCAACGCAATCATAGTAGCATCTGTACAAACAATGGGAACTGGGGTTTCAATAAAAAATCTTCATAATATCATTTTTGCAACAAATGGAAAATCTTCAATTAGAGTTCTCCAAAGTATTGGACGAGTATTAAGATTACATCATTCCAAAGAATCTGCAACAGTTTATGATATTGTAGACGATCTTTCCCACAAAAAGAATAAAAATTTTACTCTACAACATTTCTTAGAACGTATTAAATATTATAACTCAGAACAATTTGAATACGAACTAAAAAATATAAATTTCACAAACAAAAAAAATGAATGATATTAAAATTTTGAAATTAAAAACAACAGAAGATGTAATTTGTTTTTATGAAAAACGCGAAAATACAATAAAAATGACAAATCCTCTTTCGGTATATATAGAATATAACGTAAAAACGAATTTACAAAATCTTGTAATGAATTATTGGCTACCAATAAATTTGATTAAAGAACAATCTGTTGAAATTGATTCTTCAGAAATTCTAACAACAATGGAACCTAAAGAAGAATTTAAAGAATACTATTTAAATTTCATCAATAAGTTAGATAAAAAGTTAGTTAACGAAGTAACTAAAGATGAATTGAATTTATTGCTAGAAAAATTAGACGCTAAACACTTTAATCAGATACACTGATTAGAATATCTTATTCAACGGGGTACATAGTTAATGTAATACGTTTTTTTCCAAAAGTAAAGCTTTTTTTTTCGTTTACTTTATTATACTATTATAATATAATATGTTTTTTAATATGAAAAGGTTAGAAATATGTCTACTGTTAAAAACGAGTATATCAATAATCAAGATTTTTTGAATGCTTTAGTTGATTATAAAGAAAAAGTAAAAGCGTCGAAAGACTTAAATGCTACTAAACCTCGTATTCCCAATTATATTGGTGAATGCTTCTTAAAGATTGCTAATAATTTAGCGAAACGTCCTAATTTTTATAGTTATACCTATAAAGAAGAAATGATTTCAGATGCTATTGAAAATTGTTTGATGTATTTTGAAAATTTCGATCCAAATAAATCCTCAAATCCTTTTGCTTATTTTACGCAAATATGTTGGTATGCTTTTATTCGGCGAATAGATAAAGAGAAAAAGCAGCAATATATAAAGTATAAAGCTACAGAGTCTTTCGGTATTTTAGATGAAGAAGAATTGAGAGAATTGGGTGATGATACTAGATTACCACAAATCGAAATATATCAAAATATGTATTCTTTTATTGAACAATACGAAAAGAAAGAGGAAAAGAAAAAACCTGAAAAAAAGAATAAAGGAATAGAATTATTCCTTGAATAAAAGGAAAAAATATGAATAAACAAATTTTAATAAACGGATTAAAAATATTTATTGTCGTTTTTGTTTTAGTGGCAGCATTTAATTATTTTAAAAAGCCCTCTGTTACTGATAAGTATTCTCCATCGTACACTAAATTTATTAATATTGTTAAAAATGACAAAGTTTTTAAAGTTAGAATAGAAGGAGATACAATACACACATTGACAAATAATGGAGAAGAGTTTGATGTTATTGCTCCGGAAAACGATCCTGAATTAATAAACGATTTATTACATCATAATATTGATATTGTAATCGTTCCTCCAGCAAAAAGAAGTTTTTTACTAGATTTATTTTTTAGCTTATTACCTGTACTTTTATTAATTGGTGTTTGGGTTTGGATTGCCAAAAAACAGTCTGGTGGAAGATTGGGGGCTATGGGAAATTCAAAGGCAAAGCTCTTAGAAAAAGATGAAAATAATACAATAACTTTTTCTGATGTTGCTGGATGTGATGAAGCTAAAGAAGAATTACAAGAAATTATAGATTTTTTACAAAACCCGGAAAAGTTTAATAAATTGGGCGGAAAAGTTCCTAAAGGAGTTTTATTGACAGGAGATCCAGGAACCGGAAAAACCCTATTGAGTAAAGCTGTTGCACACGAAGCCGGAGTTCCTTTCTATTATTGTTCTGGTTCTGATTTTGTTGAAATGTTTGTTGGCGTTGGAGCTTCTAGAGTTCGGGATATGTTTCAGGAACTGAAGAAAAATGCTTCTGCAATTTTGTTTATTGATGAAATTGATGCGGTTGGTAAATCTAGAAGCGCTGGTATGGTATCGAACGATGAACGCGATCAAACATTAAATTCGTTATTGGTGGAAATGGATGGTTTCGGTACAAACTCAAGAATTATTGTAATTGCTGCCACAAATCGCCCGGATATATTAGATAAAGCATTACTTAGACCCGGTAGATTCGATAGACAAATTGCTGTCGGATTACCTGATTTAAATGGTAGAAAACAAATTTTAGGAGTTCATACAAAAGGTATTCCTCTTGAAGAAGATGTAAATTTAGAAAATATCGCGAGAGGAACTTCTGGATTTTCTGGAGCAGAATTGGCTAATTTAGTAAACGAAGCTACGATTTTTGCTTCAAGAGAATCGGCTGAAAAAGTTTCCTGCAAACATTTTGAAAAAGCCAAAGATAAAGTTTTGATGGGGGTTGAGAGAAAAACTTATACAATGTCTGATAAGGAAAAACTGTTAACTGCATATCACGAAAGTGCTCATGCTGTTGTAGGATATTATTCGGAATTACACGATCCTTTGTATAAAGTTTCAATTGTACCAAGAGGTAGGGCATTAGGTATAACTATGTTTTTACCGGAAAATGATTCCGTTTCAATATCTAAAAAGAAGTTAGAAGGACAAATTGCAAGTTTGTATGCTGGAAGAATTGGAGAAGAAATATATTCTGGAAAGGAATACGTTACTACTGGAGCATCAAACGATATCGAAAGGGCAACTATGATTGCCACTAAAATGATTACTGAATGGGGAATGGGTAGTAAATTAATTCCTATGATATATGTTGAGAAAGATGGATTTACCGGAGAATCTAAACTGAAATCTGGATTCGATACTGAATTAGTACAAAAAGAAATCCAAACTCTATTAGATAAAAATTATAAAGCCGCTGAAAGGATCTTAAAAAAGAATTGGTCCAAGGTTGAGAAAATGTCTGAAATGTTAATGGAGTTTGAAACTATAGATCAAAATCAAATTGAATTAATTATGGCACAATAA